GGTGCCGCCGTGGCTGGTGCCGCCATATCTGGTACCGTTGTTGCCAATAACCATATAGTCATTCGTAAATCTAAGCGCAAATCCAGTCGCAAATTATTTAAAAAATAAAATATCAATATGTAATTTATTATGGCAATTAAACTGACAAATATTTATTTTTTTCTTGATTCATTGTATAATCTAAAAACCACACAGTTAAAATGATCGTCGGTGTTCTTGATTTAGGCGAGTTGGTCAAACGCGCCATTAAGTATTTGGTGGAAGGTGCGCTAGTTGCCCTTGCCGCTTATTCCATCCCCCAGCGCAAGCTGAACTTGGATGAAATCGGTCTCATTGCACTCGTTGCTGCTGCCACCTTTAGCATATTGGACACCTACGTGCCCACACTGGCCGTGTCTGCCCGCAGCGGCGCCGGGTTCGGCATTGGTGCCAACCTCGTCGGCTTCCCTGGCAACGTGCTCAAGGTTTAAGACGCATTAAGCGTATTCAACACGTGGAATAAGAGAGAAATTGCATTAATGAAAAAAAATATAATGCAATTTTATAAATAACCAAATCATATCACATTAGATAAGTGATATGGATATGCCGCGGTTGACAGGACGCGCTGCGGAAATCAATGCGGCGATGGAAGCACTTGCGAGAAACATTCCTGCCACTTATGACCGTTATAAAATTAATAATGGAGAAGCAGCTGCATGGTTAAATAATAACAGGGTTAAACTTCATATGTTTAGTCCTATATGGCGTAAATTCTTAATAGATGGATTGAACGAGGAAATTGAAGATGTTGTTAATGGTCATAAAGGATCAACCAGTATTGAAAACATGAATGAAATAATTGCAATATTATCAGAGCAAGCACCAGCGGCGGCACCAGCATCAAATCAAACACCAGCAGCAGCACCAGTATCAAAACAAACATCAGCGGCGGCACTAGTATCAGAGCCACCCGGAAAACAAGAGGCAACCAGAGAATTAACTAACTTAATTGACAAACTAATGGAAAATGATTTTGCACTTAAAGCGAAAGCAAAGCATCACCTCTTATTTTTATCATCAGAAGAACAACCACCAGAAAAAAAACGAAAGGAAGCCAAAGATTTAACTGAAATAATGATCAATCATGTGAATGATCTTGAAGATCGCCTGCTAGCAATGTATTACATCTCCATTTTAAGAGGCAATGAAGGTGGTTATCGCCGACGAACCAAGCACTCCAAGAAGCACTCCAAGAAGCACTCCAAGAAGCACTCCAAGAAGCACTCCAAGAAGCACTCCAAGAAGTCCCGGAAGACGAAGTCTAGGAGGCACTAAAAATAAGATATCTAAATTTTATATAGTAAATTCACGATATAACATTTTGAATTGCGCATGTTGGACCTTTGCACAAACACAGTTAGCAAAGGGGAAAGTGGGTGCATTCGGTGCATTGATGAACCATTGATTGACATGGCCAAACGCGGAGAAATCACCGTAGTTCCGTATGACAATGACGAGATGACCAATGACGAGATGACACATGACACCGATGCATCCGATTTTTTTAATCATCTACATGAAAACAACACCTGCATTAAAATGTTTTTTCCGGATAAATTGATGATTCATAAGCTAGTGGGACAAAGCGGATTCGCGAGAGAGCATAAAACCATATTGATTCTAAAAGAACTAGGCGACTTTGTTGAAAATTACACTCCGTATGAATCATACAACAACAAATATGGTTTCAGATTGATATTCAAGCACGGTGTTAAGGTTGATACGCACATGATATATGATATCAATGTCGTTTTGGTAAAATTGTGCTTGAACTCTAGGGACATTAAATTTACATCAACGTTTAATTCGCCCGTCTTCAAAAAACACATTGGGGATGCATTGCGCTTACTTCACTCCAATGGATACTGCCACAGAGACTTGCACATTGGTAATGTTGTATTATGCATTGATAAAACCCCCAGATACAAGTTGATTGACTTTGAACACATGTCAACATGTGATGCAACGGAACATACAGATGAGGTTGAATCAATTAAACACATTGTAGATAAATTTGCGTCGCATTTTCGTCGTTCAAAACTCGGAGGAAATGCGAAGCAGAAGAAGACGAAGAAGTTCAGGAAGACTAGGAAGTCCCGGAAGACGAAGTCTAAGAGGCACTAGAATCAGAAAACCCACGGTTTCCAAAGGCACGGACGTCAAGACACGTCTCGTGCCGAGCCGTTGTGTGCCGGCCGTTGTGTCCGAACCTTTCCCTTTTTTATGATGTTGGAATGTGAGTCAGGATGTAAGGGAAAGGTTCGGATCAGGGAATTACGTTCCCCGAACCCCTCCTTGTAGTGTCAAGGGGGCAAAGCCCCCTTCCTATATAACATAGGGGGTCTAAGGGGGGAGCTCGTCTCCCCCTTTTCAGATGGTCGGAATGAACTCCCAGTTCAGCTCCTCGCAAATCTTCTTCCATATTTCGTCCTGTTCGATGCGTTTCTCGCGGTCCTTCAGCATGGGAAAATACGGCAGAAACTCGCGCTGGTTCAGCAGCTCGCACAGCTTATACACGGTGTAGTAATAATTCAAAAAGTTGACGCGGTCTTCCGGGCAGAACTTGGCATACGGCCCCTGAATTTCCATGAACAAGTTGCACAGCGTTTCCTCCAGTTCCGGCGACATGACGGGCGGCTTGATGCCCAGCTTCTCCTTGATGAACGGTATGTGTTCATAATACTTGTTGTATCCCAGCTTCTTCAAAATCTCCTTTGCTTTTTTATCCGTGAGTTGCGTGTGCAGGTCAATTCTCTCCTTTTTAATCTGATGCTTTATGTTTTCTAGGACATCAGGTGGAATCTGCGTGGTCTCCTTGGCTTGGAACTGCGCCAAAATTTCCTTGAAGTGGTTGATGCGCTTATAAGCGTAAAAACACGCTTCTTTGGGTGGCTCCTTGTACGACGGCTTTTCGTTCTCCACCAGATAGCTCACGTGAATGGAGCAGTTGTTGCACACCATGATGCCTTCGTTGTCCACGGGAATCATTTCGCCGGCGTGGCAGAATTGGCACACGTCAGTTGCAAACACGTACTTGCTGATGTCAATGTAGGACGGGTCCAGATTGGTCAAGTACCGCTGCACGTTGCTCTGGTTCACGCGCTTCAGCTCGTCTTCCTTGGACACGCACTCCACGCGAAAAAAGTCGTTCAGTATTTTGGTCTTGTTATTCCCGTTGCATATTTGCTGCTTGTTTTCAAAGTAATCAAATATGATTTCGTTGTTGTCCAAGTAGTAATTTTTGCATTCTTGCTGGTGTGCGCGAATGGTGGCACGCAGCTCTGCAATCCGTTCCTGCAAATCCACTGCATTCAGTGGGTTTGCGAGCAGCTGATGTTTTAACGTCCGCTTTTCTTTGACGAGCCGGGGAATGATCTCCAACTTCAACCTTGCAATTTTGGCTTGATGCTCTCGGTGCTTGCTGTCCAGTGTCACGATGCTTTTTTCATCCAATACAATCTTCTTATTGGTTTTTTGCTTGAACGAGTTATTTGGAGGCGGCATGGGAAAATCAAGGGAAACAATGAAGGGCCAAGGAAATCAGCGATGATCAATGAGTTAGTGCAATTGGTGTATTTAATATATTATTTAGCGTAATGTTAATGACATATATTTATCATTTTAATAATATTCAGAATTCAGGTTCGGTTCATAAATGTCGCAACCGCAACCGGCACAGGACCAGCATCCACTACGCATCATTCAATCGTCGTTGTCCGAAGATGCACTGACTCGAATGTCATTCTTTTTGAAACATTTAGAACAACGGTGGAGCATAAAAAAACGGAACGGTGTGTACATTTTGAAACAACGGGGCGGAGCTAAGCTCACTTACACATCCGACTATTTGACAAGGTTGCCCCCCATCCTCAATCAAGAACTTAAGCAAATTCAACTAAGCACCTTTTTGCACAACGCGCTGGAAGATGGATGGAATATTAAGAAACAGATCAACCCGTCCAATGCATGCAACAATTACGTGTTTGCAAAAAAACACAACGGGCAGTACAAAATGTATGAAGACGACGAGTATTTGACGCAGTTCATGAAAAACAACCTTAGTTTGGAGTCGCAGTGAATCAACCCAAATGTCACCCGTCACCCCATGATTTTTTTTTGGCGGCAATTAAGTTTAATTCATTTGTTTTCCCGATTTTTTTTTCTTTAGGCATATTATAACCAACAACAACAAAGATGGGAGGAGGATTGATGCAACTTGTCGCCTATGGCGCCCAAGACGTTTATTTGACTGGCAACCCCCAGATCACCTTCTGGAAAGTTTCCTACAAGCGCCACACCAACTTTGCCATGGAGTCCATTGAGCAGACTTTCAACGGCCAGGCCGACTTCGGTCGCCGTGTCACTTGCACCATTTCCCGCAACGGTGATTTGGCGTACCGCACTTACCTGCAGGTCACTCTCCCCGAGATCAACCAGCAGATGAGGGGCTCCGCCCAGGACGGTGTTTATGCCCGTTGGCTTGACTTTCCCGGTGAGCAGATCGTCTCCCAGGTTGAGGTTGAGATCGGTGGCCAGCGCATTGATCGCCAGTACGGTGATTGGATGCACATCTGGAACCAGCTCACCCTCACCGTGGACCAGCGCCCCGGCTACTTTGCCATGATCGGCAACACCACCCAGCTGACCTACATCACCGACCCCTCGTTCAACGATGTTGACGGTCCTTGCCAGGCCACTGCCCCCCGCCAGGTGTGCGCCCCCCGCAACGCCCTCCCCGAGACCACCCTCTACGTCCCCTTCCAGTTCTGGTACTGCCGCAACCCCGGCCTTGCCCTCCCCCTCATCGCCCTTCAGTACCACGAGGTCAAGATCAACCTTGATATCCGCCCCATTGACGAGTGCTTGTGGGACGTCGGCTCCCTGA